TAAGATCATTATAAACATAATCCTCAACCAAACAATCCATAGACTCTAGTTTACCTGTGTATCTAAAGAAACCATTATCAGACATCCAATAAGCAGCACCATCAACTTCAACAGCTGCGTTCTTACCAATTAATCCACAGTTAGTTCCAACTTGTTCGTAAGCAAATGTAAAAGGAGTTCCAACAAATCTCATAGTAAATAAAGATGTATCACTCCAAACATAAATTGCATTTCTACCAAGTTTAGCTCCAATGATCCGTGATCCGGCAGCCAGTCTTTGTGTACCAGCACTATTTTCAGCTGTTGGTGTGTAGTCGTTAATATTTTCTTGAGAAGAAAAACGTATAAACATTTCATCTTGTGTTGACTTATCACCAATGGTTGTTTCTGTACCAAAGAAAACTAAGTGACGATCGGGAGTAGATACTAACATATCACGTGACGCTGTTGGTGCACCTGATATAATAGTTGCTCTTGTAGTTACAGCATTTACTAAATCTGAATCCCATTGAAAACACTCACCATTAAATATTAATGCAATAGCTGTGCTTCCTAAATTATCTATAGACCACATACCTGGTTCTTCAACTTTATCCGTAGTTGCTGCTGCTTGACCCCAGGCTGAGTAAGAACTAAAATTAGTAACTGTTGCACCATTGCTATGCGAGGCGTTAGTTGTTCCTCTAACATTTCTAGTAATTCCTGTAAAACTAGTAGCGGTGGTTCCTGTGTAAGATATTTCTTCATTGTCTACTTGTATAAAATTAGTTCCCGTACTTGGAAATCCTGTTGTGCTCGCTACATTAATCGTAGTTCCAGTTCCACCTGTTCCAGCAGAGTCAGCATTTAATGCTCCATTTAAAGTTGTTGTTTGTGGATTTGTAACTGTGCCACCCCACTGTGATATACCATAACCAAAAACTCCAACCTGATCAGGAGGACCAACATGATAGTATTGAAAATAAGTTATGCCTCCAGAAGTAGCTGCACCACTTCCTGTTTCATTGCTAGGCATTGTAATAGTAAGTGTAGTTCCTGAAGGAACACTTGTTATCATAAATTTTTTATCTGCAAAATCAGAAGCTCCAAAATTAGAGTTAGTAATAGAACTAAAAGTACTTGTGTCACCAAATAAAATTATATCCCCTGTTTCAAAATTATGAGCTGAGGCAAAAGTTAGTGTTACAGTTGGTTCTCCATTAGTTGTACTAAACGCGTTAGTAATAGCTGTGCCTGATGGATTAACTAAAGGATGTATATCATAGTATACTCCTCCTGTATAAACATATAAAATCCTGTTAGTTCCAATTAAAGAATATTTAATACCTGTTTTATTAACCATATGATGCAAACCTCTAGCCGCACCAGTTAATTTACTGTCGCCTAATTGTGACCAACCACCTATTTTTTCAGGTGTACCATATCTAAAACGAACGTTTTCGCCCCCTGTCCATTGAGACTCAGCGCCGGTAGATGTAACTTGTTTATTGAATCCGGGTAAAAAACCTAGTTTTTGTAACATATAAAAATCCTGTTTTTAATGGTTTATATTAAATGTGACGCTATATCAAGATCTGTAATTACAAAATTAACTTTGTCAGAGCTGTGTCAGAACCTAATACACCTCTGTAAAAAGTATTAAAAGATAAACTTATTCTAATATTATCTCCTTTTTTAACATCCACTCCATGATTTAATGATGAAGGAAACATAAATAACTCTCCTGTTTTTGCTGGAAAAGTCAATGTTTCAGAATTCCAAAAATTATACTTTTTAATTAAGGGTTTAATAGTGTGGTTAATATTTGAATTATAAAATTTAATGCTATCCTTATTACAATTAAAATATAATACACCGGATATAATTGAATTAGAATGTAAATGTTTATGATGGTATTGATTCTCTTTTGTATAATTTAACCAAGATTGAGTTATATAAAGTTTAATATTATTTTCAGGGCAAATAATTTTTTCTAAATAATCTTTGCAACAATTTTCTAAAAAAATTTTTATATTTTTTAATTGTTTTCTATCTAAAACATTACTATCTTCTGTATGTATATTGCCTTCATTTTTAATACAATTATTTTGTTGGTCATTAACAAATTGTAATTCTTGTTCTGTAAAATTTCTGTCTATATTATTTATATAAACAGGAGTAGGAAACAAACCTAAGGTTTTTATCATTTTGGTAGTATTATATTCCAGTCAAAATCTTTCAGTATATCTTTTAATTGAATATCTGATTTTTTATGCTTTTTAATATACTCGTGAAGCTCTTGAGTATCAACAATAATCCACTGACTTAAACTTTCAATAACCATTTTATCTGATTTACTGAATATATTACCCTTTTTATAGTGCTGTCCTTTATCATGCATAATAGGACTTAAATCAAATTTTAATTTTTGATTATGAAAAAGGCCTTCTACATCCCAGCCTTCTTCTTGTTTTTGCTTTTTAGTAGAAAAAATTATATCTTTTAAATTATCTTGTATAAATTTATTTAGTTTCAAAAACTAAATTTTATGATGTTGCTAAAACCCAATTAACTGTATCTTCATCCCATTCATATCTTTGTCCATCATCTGGATAAGAAACTGGAGCATCCCAAGTACATGAAGTTTCATTTAATACCCAACTATTAAATGGTTTAGGTGGGATAAATGCATCTCTTACAGGATCATAAGTATCACCAATAGCAGCATAATTTTTTCTAAATGCTTTAGATTGATCAGCACTAGGTGTTAATGAATCTGGTTCATAATGAACTCCTCCAATAGTATTGTAAGAAGTTTGTTTCCAATTTGCATCTGGCTCGTTGTGATGATTTCTTTGAAAATCTATTCCAGCTTGTTCAGTAACAGCTATATCATTTGAAACAACTTCAACTGTTGTAACAATATTATTATCATCTAATTTTACAAAATGTGCCATAATTATTGAAACCTATACCTTATAATTACTGTACCAGAGCCACCGCTTCCACCACTTCTGCTTGTGTCACTACCAGCTCCGCCTCCGCCGTTACCTCTTCCACTTGTTCCATTTCCTCCACCACTTGAACTATTGTGAGTACCACCTATAGCTCCAGCTGCGTATGTAAGAGAAGAACCTGTAATATCATCTGATGAACCACTTCCAGCTGATCCTCCACTGTTACCACTGGCATTACCGCCGCCACCTCCTTTACCGCCGCCACCTCCTGCTCCAAGAGAAGCGCCGCTTCCACCACTATTACCTTGACCACCGGTACCTGATCCTCCAGAACCAGAAGAACCACCTCCACCACCAGAGCCACCACTATTACCGCCAATGACAGGAGCTTGTCCATCTCCGCCGCCACCGCCGCCAGTTGTGCTTGTACCAAAAGCAGATGAAGTACTACCAGATCCACCATTACCTCCGGCTGATCCACCTGATCTTCCTGATCCACCGCCACCAACTACGATACTATAAGATTGTTCAGAAACAGATTGACTTGTAGAAGTAAGCATACCGCCTGCTCCACCGCCACCACCAGCACCTGAACCCGGAGAGGATGCTCCACCGCCAGCGCCACCGGCAACTATAATATATTCAACATTATTATTATCTGAATCAGTAGCTTCTTGTGTTACTTCAAATGTACCATTGCTTGTAAATGTATGAACTTTAAAATCACCATCTGTGCCAATAGATCCACCAGTAGCTTCTAAAAATAATTCTTTACTACCGCTAAAACCAAAACCACTTGCTGATGCTGCTCCTTTAGTTCCTAATAAAGGCATTAAAACTCCTTATGCGAATTGTGTTTGTGCCGCAAATACTTTAAATGTTGCATCACCTGTTTTAATAATTGTATAAGTATAAACATCTACACTGTTAGCATTTCCTGCTGAGGGTGCTGCTCCACCTTGCCATTCTGGTGTAACACCAGATCCGTCAATTTGTACAGCTGAATTGTACTTAGCTGATGAGCCATTAGTTACTAAATGTGCAACTGTGATAGACTCACCAGTATCCATAATAGTATTTAAAGTTGTAGAAACAGATCCTCTAAAATTTAAAGTCCAGTTCCCTGAAGCATTTGAAGTAAAATACCATACTGCTTGTGCTAATACATCGTAGTTAACAGTTCCTGTAGCTGCCGTAGCTTCTACTGTAACTTTTTCTGCAACACTTGCAATTTTACCTTGACCATCTACAGTAAATCTTCCGTAACCGTTAGGGGCTACAGTCATATCAGCGTTAGCGCCATCTGTAATAGTAACTGTTCCTGAGTTAGTTCCGCTGTTTGTATCTAATACTAAATCATGAGCACCACTTGTTGTAAGGGTAGCTGCAGCTGCTCCTGTACCAAATACAGTTTCTCCTGTTCCTTTTGGTTTGATAGCAATGTCTATGTTTGAATCATCACCTGTTGCCGATAATGTTGGATCACCACCTGTTGCCGCATTAGCAACTGTAAACTCATTAACTGCTGAACCTGTAGCTGTTAATAAAAATAGTTGATTTCCATTACTGTCTAAAATTGAAGTTGTAATTTTAGGTGATGTTAAAGTTTTGTTTGTTAAAGTTTGTGTTCCAGTAAGAGTTACGTCTCCATCTGTTGTTGAAAAACCTGTATCAAAAATA